TCTTTCCAAAGCTGGACAATATGGTCATAGGTAGGTGCACCACCATTTGTGCCTATTGCAACAACGCCAATGCCAGTTGTGTTGAGAATGCCAGTTGGTTGGTTTGATGTGCCAGAGCCATTTATGCATGCAAGGTCAATTGCAAGCGCAAGAATTGTAGCCAAATCCTGCCTTACAAATGCCTCTACATCTATTGAACTCTGAAGTAAGAGTTTTCTGGATATATCTGTGAACGCTCCTACTGTTTTTGGAGACATTCCAAGCTGTCCGAATGTCTGCTGTGATTCTGTTGGTGCTGTGCTTTCTCCTACCCAGTATGCTGTTGCTCCTCCTGTCTGCTTTGGAATCGCAATATCTCCAACAAGACCTCCAAGAACTCTTGCACCAAGTCTGCGAACCATCATAGCATTTCTAAGTAGCTCAATAAACTCTGAAACAAGAAGTTCAGTAGCTACTAAATAGCCACCAGCCGTTGGGGTGCCTTTTTCAAGGTCTCGTCTGTTTACAAGTGGAGTTGTCATTACATCAAATGGGACATAAAATCCTTGAGGCTCTTTCCCGACCCTCTTTGCTACTGCATCAGAAACTTCCTTTTCAAACGGTGCAAGATTCCAGTTGTGGTTTGCCATTGCATTAATAGCTCTGACAATTGAGAATTGTCTAACTTCCTTTTCAGACATTCCAATGTTTGGGTCAACAGATTCTATTTTTCTTGCCTTATATACAATTTCTAAAACCATGCCCTTGAACTCATCAACACTTCTACCTTCTGAAATCGCCTTCTTTGCAAGGTCAAGGCAACCATGAGTCTCACCGATTGCAAGAATTTCTGCAACTCTTTTTTTCTCTTGCTCTAAAATTTCTTTTTTGATATCTTCCATTTTAACCTCCTTTAATTCTTTTATTTCTTCTCTTTTTTCTTCTTGTTTTGTTTCTTCTTGCTTTTTTTCTTCTTCCCCATTTTGGGTTACCTCCCTAATAATTTTGACTTCTGTTTCAAGGTTTCTTCCTACCCCAACTGTAGCATCTGCTGGAATGCTTACAAGCGATATTTCAAGAGGAATCCATCGGGTCACACGATACCAATCCATGCCATTCTCCTGTTTTTCAAACTTCATCTCCTTGACCATGTATCCCACAGAGACATTTTTTCTTATCCCGTCAAGGACATCTTGGAATATCTCCTCCGCTTTAGCACTCCGTCCGAAGCGGACAATTGCCCGCCCCTTTCGGTCAGCTTGGTCAAGATATACTTCCTCGATGACCCCGACTTGGTCTCTTGGGTCATGGTTAATGAGCAGTGCCCCCGCCTTCTTGATTCGGCTCAGGTCAACTGCTCCCTGAGAATGGTCAAGGATTTCTACTCCATACCAGCGTTCTACTGGCTCTTCTGAGCTAAAAGACAGAGAGACTGTCCTCCTGTCTTTATCTATGTCAGATTGCCTTATTTCAAAAGTTCTTGTCTGGATAGGTAATTTAAAACTTTTTTCTTCTTTATCTATCATCTGGAGAAGTTCATCTGCAATTTGGGTTATGTTGTCATATCCTTGCTGTGCTGCCCTTTGTTTTGCAGCAATAACTCCACGACGATAGACTTTGCCGTTCTTTCCGTATGGGAATTTATACCTCTCTTTGGTCTCTTCGTTCGCTTCTGTGTCAATTGCAAGAAACCAATTTGCATATTCACTCCAATTACCATCTCCTAATATTTTATTGCCATCTTCAGCATCAAAACTCCACTCGCTTGTTTTATCAACCTTGCCTGCTTTAATCAGGCTCTTTGCATGGCTTACTCCTTTGCTATTTACCTTGATTGCCATTGTTACCTCCTGCTAAAACTTCTTCATTCTCTTCAATTATAAGTGCTGTGTTCTTATCAATATCTTGAATTGTAATTCCATATTTGTCCATAAGCTGTTTCTCCCTCTTAATCTCCTCAAGTATGTCTTCAAAATCTATCCCCTGCTCCGCATATATCCGAGTGCGTGTTGTAAGTCCATTTTTAAGCTCCATAATCTTTGCTTGAACATCTTTCAATGGGTCAACCCAATCCCATCTTCTTGGTTGCCATTCTGGAGCTATGTATCTATCTATTTCTTCATATGGCACCTTAATTTTCCCAGAAAGTGCTGACATTTGAATCCATACAGGATATAGCTTTTCAAGAAATGCATCTATATACCAGCTTTGAATATCCATCCAATACTCACGCTCCTCAAGAGTTCCTGCCCTAAGGGAGCTATAATTGACACCTTCAAGGTCATTACAAAGTGTGTTGTAGTTGCAACCTAATCCAGCAGAAATTCCTCTCAACATTGCTTTAACAAAATCGCTAAATTCTGCAGAAGGATTGCCAGGGTCAAATGGTTTAAAATCAACCCCCGGTGGAAGTTTTTCCAGTATTCCAGGCTCTACCTCTGAGATAATATTGCCTGATTCATCAACAGCTCCTGTATATTCCACCCCCTCAAGATTTTCAATAAAAAACCCCATTTTCGCAGATGCTACCCTTGCAGCAATAACTTCTGCCTCCTCGTATGCCCCAAGCATACGAAGTTTAAGAATTGCTGTTGCCACCCACGGAATCCCTCTTGTTTGAGTTGGTCTTTCCTTGACAAAAAGGTGAATTATTTCCTCCGCTGGCACTCTTATATGGCGATTGCCAAAGCTCTGCCTATCCCCCGGATGTTTTTCAAAAAGCCAGTAAGCGACAGGTTTACCCCATTTATTTTTTTCAACTCCCATAATGATTTTATTTCCATTAGGGAGTTCCTGATTAAGTTTTTCATCAAGATAATCAGCCTCAAGCAATTGAAGACTGATAGCATAAGGATTGTCAAAACCTTTTAACACCCTGATTAATATTTCTCCATCCCTTGCAACCGTTCTAAGGGCAAGTTTGCAGATGTCCCTGAAAGAAAGAGTCTCGCAAACTGAAGCGTATCTCTTGCCCCACTTCCTCCATTCGGTTTCAATCATTGAGTTTGTTTTTATATCAAGTTCTCCATTTTTAAATTTTGCTTTACTTTGGAGAACTACTCCTTTTGCCCCTATAACATTTGCCTCAAGTTTCCTGAGGAAGTTTTTCATGTAATCATTGTTGCGTTCAAAATCTCTGCTTCTTTCTCTCAGCGTTGGGAGAGACCATCTAAGTATTTCATCTGCTGTAAGATTAGGGGTAAGCCAATCGGCTGTGAAGCGGTTGATTTTAGCTCCTTGATACTGCCTTTTGGTGGGTTTTGTTTTTCTAATGCTTACTTCATATCCAAATATTTTCAATTCATGTAAACCTCACTTTTACATTACGTCCTGTTGCTTTACCTAACTGCTCCGCTTGCAGTTCCTGTTCGTATAGCATTTTGTAGCGACGCCAAGCAGAGTAAATTTCTGCATGAGTCATATTTCTGATGCGTTTGTCTCCAATCCAATATTCTAAATCCGTTCTTGATGCTCTTCCCTCAAGAGCCTTTTCTAATGCATCAAGAACTTTCTTGATATGACTTCTGTCATCCGTTGCGGATGTTATGTTTGGCAGGATTGTTAAGGTGCCTGTGCCGACGGTATAAACTTCTGTTCCCTTTTTAACCCTTGCTATCCATTTGTATTCACCGTTTGAGTAGGTAGCAGATTGAGTTGAAGAAATTTCTATAAGAAAAGAATTATCTGGTTGCGCTATCGCATCAACCGTATAATAATTGTTGCTGTTATAAATAGCATACTGTAAATTCCATTCTGAGGATGGATAATTTTCAAAGACTTTTTGCCATTTGACTGTATCTCCAGCCCTGAATTTTACTGGTTCTGATGTAAAGATGTTAGTCATTTATAACATTTATAGCATATTCTAAAAAAATTTGTCAAATGGTATAAACTTAGAAAAGAATTATTGAAAAATTACCAGCCTTTTACCCAAGAACTGGGGTTAAAGCGCCTGAAGTGTGGTTTTGGCTTGTTTTCAATTGATTTTGGCTCATTTTCAATCGTTTTTGATTGATTTAAAGCCGATTTGGCTTCATTTTGTGCCATTTTTGATTGATTTTGAGCCAATTCTTTTAGGATTTTGTCAATATTTGGGTTTAAAATAGCGTGTGCAGCTAAAGAATAAACCCACAGGTCAAGAATTTCATTACGAGGTCTAACTTTGATATATTCCTTAATCGCAAATCCTTTAACCAATCTATAAACAGCTTTTTCTGCTGTAAGTTGTAAAAAGTATTCCTCATCGCATTGAAGATTAAAGTGTATATATCCAGCTCCAGTTTTCTCAAGTTTTAGCCTTGAAAAAATAATATCTTTTGCAGTTGATGTTCCTACCATAAAGAGCTTGACTTTTTGTTTTCCTACAAGTCTTGGTCTTCCTACAAGTGGAGAGCCTGATGTCTGAGAACCCTTAATCGCATAAACCCTTCTGGATTGACGAGGTTTAACAAAATCGTATACCTTCTTTGTCATATAGCCAGCGTCTATAACAC